CTGCTCAAAAAATTTATCCACTTTAGCGTAAATTTTGTCATTAAATTTACTTGCATTGTGTATATACACATTTTTATACAAGTTATTAATATGTGTTTCAAAGATTTTTACAACCCTACTAGTAATATTAGGCTTACCATCGGAATCTAACCCAATTATGTCCCTGAAGCCGGGGAGGTTATCTATCCCCGTTAATAACGTATTATAAACTACACCCGTTATATTTACACTACTCGCTGGTGTTTCTACAATCTGTTCTTGTCTCGGAGTATCGTCATCATCTTTAGATGGCGTAGGTTTTTTAGTGGTTTCTTTAACATAGGGTGCTAATATTCTACTGATTGTTGTGGCTATATCCGTAACTAATTCTTCCGCTTGGTCTACGAATCTATCTGAAAGCATACCCTCCGCACCATATTTTTCATAATCAATATTAGGTCTATCCTGTAATATTTTTAATGGTGTTTTTGGATATGGAGGGAGAACCGATTGCCGTCCCTTTAATGTAGGTTTTATAATTATATAAAAAATTTCATTAACTATTTTATTTTTTATATCAGTTAAGTATTCTTTCTTTTTTTCTGATGGTATTTTTTCATATCTTAGAAAATCTAATGTTAATATTTTATCGTATGAAACCTCAATTTTTTCGATAGTGTCCATTTTTAGGTCAGGTAATAATTCTAAAATATCATTAAGAAAACTTTCCTCTAAATTATCAAAAAAAGGTTCTGGAATACCTATTTCTTTAAAATCCTTTTCGGTTGGTTCTTCACCAACGGTGACCGTTCTTGGGGAATATGGCGATGGTTTTTTAATTTTCACAATATTTTCCCAACCCATTTAATCACCTTAAACTTCTTTCATCTTCTTACTCATTCTAGGCCCACCAGTTATAAAACCGGGTGCGCCGGGGTCTGCTTCTCGCGTAGGTTCTGTTGCTTCACCAACACCTGCGGGAACCATGTTAGTTGTTGTTTTCTCAATCGGTTCGGGAGCATTTACTTTGCTCTCGATTTTACTTAATTGTTGTTTCATATCATTTAACTTTCTTTTAATCATGTCAGTCATTTTATCATTCCTTCTTATTTTTTTTCTTTGTATCGTAAACCATGCCTCTTCGTATCATTTCTTGTAATATTTCAAAAAGAAACTTATTGTCCCTTTCAGTCCTTGCGGTATCTTTTAAATTAAAATATAAATTTTTTAATCCAATATTATCTAATTTTGAAAAATCTGATTTAAGAATATCTTGCCATTTCATCGCGTTTCAGTCCTCCTATCTACATTCTCATTTGCTGTTCCTGCCGGAGCACCTGTATTTCTATTTGCTAATTGTAAAGCAGTGCTACTCTTATTTCCACGACCTTCTGTTTGTATTGGTTGGTTGCCTTGCTGCATCATATCTGCTTGCATTTGTCCTAAGTATCTAGCATCAATATCTGTTCCTGCATATGGGTCTGCCTGAAATTCTCCACCTTTAGCCTGTGCTTGTTGTATTGCTTCATCCGGCTTAATCACCTTCTTAAAGATAAAGTTTCCGTCTTCGTCCATATCTACATCAAACCCTAAGTTCTTCATTTGACCAGCAATAGTGACTTCTGTTTCACGTCGTCGCAGAGCATGAACATCGTCCTCTTCCTCAGAGCGTAGCAGCCTAATATTCCAATCAGTAACACCAAACTGTCTTTCCATATAAGGAAATATATATTTATTGTATACGCTTTGTGCTAATTCTATGGTTCTGTTAGTTACTGTAATTTGTAAACCTTCATTATTTAGACCACCGCCGGTTGTGTTGTCGGCCTGAAAAATCGGTGATATACCATAGAAAGCACCAATACGCATTCGTAAATCATCCTTAACTGCGGAATAATCCATTTCTTTTAGGCTCTGCATAAATGGAACCCATTTAACTTCTCCGCGCCCTCCGGCTTCTGTCTCAATACCCATAATAGGAATATAGTGTGGGTCTTTTTCTAACTTCTCTTTAACACCTCTCCAGTATCTAATTAGTGAATCCATGTTGTTTGTTTGAACCGCTAATATACCCTTTGGGGTGCGCGCCTTACTATAAGATGTATTAATATAATTTTCCATAGCAAGAAGAGTAGTAATATGACTCCAAAGAGTAATAATTGGTGATGTTCCGTATAGCCTACTAGGACTAAATTTACTAACGTGGACAACCTCCCCTTCGATATAATACTGTTCATGTCCATGAACGCGATTAACATATACAACAGGGTGTAAAGAAGCATTACATTCAGGACAATTTTCATGTGGGTCATCTGTATATACTTCTCTATGAGTAACGCAAGTATAATGAGAGGTTCCCCTGTCACCATCGTTATCTACATCAATATACATAGTTAGTGGGTCACCACGGTATAGTTCTTTTACTTTATGTAGTTTAATATTACCTAACTCGTCAACATAATATTCCTTAACAAATATAAGATATGCATCATCAGCAACATTTAAATCTCTTTCTATTTCTTTTAGAACATCAACGAATAACTGGTCTGATTTGTTTACATACCCGTTTACCATTTTTTCAGCATATTTCTTTTGCATAGGGTCGGGGCCTCTAAATTCAAGACCAGCACAAACAGAACACTCGTCTACTTCTGATTGATATTCTTCACCACAACTAGTACATTTTTTATAAAATGCCTTTTCCCACTGATACCCTCTACGAAAAATTTCCGTTTTTAATTGTGTAATACACGTCCTAACAACAACAGATTGGTCTGCTACGTTGTATAGTGCAGGACCCAAAATATGTTGAGGGTGTTTCTTTTCTTGTATACCTAAATTATATACTTCCTTTTCTACAGGAGTAGGTGTCCTTCTCCTGATTAAATTACTTAGCCTATCTCTTACTCCCATATTATTCCTCCTTTACGATTGATTCTAAATCATCCATTATTGAATTTTTATCATTATCAAAATACTTAACTACTACTTCTGGATTAACTCCATACTTGTCTAATTCATAAGTGTTCCTAGCATCCTTCCAGTTTTCATATTTAATTAGTTGAAAAATTTCCTTAAGGCGTTCTTTTGCCCACGGTTGGTTCTTATGATTCTTTTTAATTCTTAATGCTTCCTTAACTAATTTCCCCTGACTCTTTTTCATACGAAGGTGAGGAATACACTTATCTAAAACAGTCCCAATATCATTAGCACTGTAAAAATTTAGACGGTGTTGGCTTCTATTATTTTCTCCTACTTTTTGGTCTAAATGTAATCTACCACATTTTAGTTCTGACTCCAATTCAGTAAAAAAGGCTCTACCTCTATTACCGGTGGCAACCATGCCTACTCTCGGAGAATACTTACTATCCATAGTAATATATCCATCCGAATCAATAAAGCCGGCAACATAGGAATATAAATCTTTACGAATAGCATCTCTAATAAGATAATATTCACTATCTACATTAGTAGCGCCTATTGTCATAGCCATCTTAGCAATCGTAGATGGTGTGGAATACTTTGCATGTTTTTCGCTCATTTTCTCAAAAATAGTATTAGAAGTAATTCCCGGATTTTCATTAATAATATCTCTAATTTCAATTTCGATATTTTCTCTTCGGGACTTTCTAATATCTTGATGTTTAATAGAACGAAGTATGGATGAAATTTCTTTTTTACCCTGATTAATTTCTTTTGTTAAAGTAGAGTATTCTGGACCGTAATCCAATTCTCTACGCTCTAACTTAGCGTTCCACATTTTACAAAGATTATCAATGATTGTTTGTCTACGGTCTGAATCTTTAACACTGTATAGTTTTTTGATTTTTGATTCTGATAGACCTGAATCGTAGAGTGGGGAGTGATATGGGCGAAGCCAGTAAATAGAATCTAAACATTTACCAATGTATTCTTGGTATGCGGTAATTAGATGGTCAATACCTTTAGCGATACTGTCGCGCTGCCCACCCTTTAGACCTCTGCGGATTTTCCTCATTTCCTTTACTAAATCAGGAAGATTCTTATCCCCAACAACAGGAGGGAGGGGGTAAGCAGGAATAAATGACATGGCACTTGTTAGATTCACCCCACACATAGCAGAAATGGACTTAACTATATCAATTTCTGAATCGGATTGCATGTCTAACCAAGAGTTAATTTCTGACTTAGTTTTAAGGTTCTGTTTAATTCGTTCCTCAATAGGTTTAACTCTTGCTTCTTCCTGCTGCTGAACGTCTTGCTTTGCCCTGTCTAACTCATCTAATTCTTCCCGCATTTGGTCCGTATCGAACTTAATTAATACCATAGATACCACCACCTATAAAGGGGATAGACGGGGAGCCATTATTAAAGATTCCCTCATCGTCGAGTAGTGTAAATACATCTGAGAACTTCTTTGTAGCATAATTAGCCAACGCTAAAGATATAACCATATCGTCATGTGCGCCCACACCTTCTATCTTACCATTGTGATTAATACCGAAGGCTTCTAACTCCTGAATCAATTGTCTACTAACCTTTCTTGATTCTTCATTACCGTAGGGAAAAATAATTTTATGATTATCAATATTCATTTGTAAGTTTAAAATAATTTCTTCTTTACGTTTTCTACTCATGGTAAATTCTTTTATTGGGAAGTCACTAATATTTTTTAACTCCATAGAAAACGCTTTAGCGAATGTGTTTGTTTCAATCATAACAATTTCCGGTTGGTATCTTCTACAGAGGTCCATAACATGCATTATATGTTCTCTAAAATCTAAACCCTGTGCTCTAAATATATGAACTATTTTTTTATTCATCTCATCATCTACCTCTAATACAGTCATTACTGTCCAATCACCATTTGCTGAAATCGCCGGGTCGTAACCAATATAGTATCTTCTATCTTCGGCTATTCTAGATGATGTAAGAACTGCATCTCGGTCTTTACATTTTTCTATATGTTCGGGTGCAAAGAGCATGGTGTTGGTGCTTATAGGAATACATAGATATTCTCTAGTAAACTTACTTGAACCAATTTCTATTTTACGTTGTTCTAATTTGTCTTTATCCCATCTAGAAGGCCACAAAGCCTCACCTGCTTGATTTATAGCAGGGTATCTTTTAACATCGTATGCTGGGTTTTCAGATAGTTGTGAAAAGATATCCGTGTAAGTAAAAGGAGTCCCTACCATTCGTAAAGCAGCAGTATGATGTAATGTGGGAATCATATCACCCCAAAACCAATCTGTTACACGTTGAATGGCATTCATTGAGAACTCTTTTAGTGGGTCGTCAATAATAATTTCTTGAGGGTGAAGTCCACGAATCTGTGAACCAACAGAACGCTCAAGTATTTCGTTTCCATTTGTTAAACGCATAGCACCTACAGCCCAACCCGCCCTAGGCTTAAATCGCTTTAACTGTGGTATGTTAGTAAACATACGGTCAATATCTTTCATATGCACCATTGTTTGTTTATGATTAGATGAAATATACAACATTTGATATGGAGGTTCCTGAAAACACAATTGAAATACACACCAAGAGTGGAAAAAAACCGACTTGCCGTGGTCACGAGAACAAATAATAACAGTTCTATTACTACTTTGAACTTCTTCTAACCACTGTTTATGAAAGGGTGCCATTTCATAACCTAATACTTTAGTAAAAAAATAATCGAAATTACCCTTAGACATTTTTAAATCCATTTCGTATAATAAGTTATTATCCAAAATTTATCACCTTTTTGTTTTACGTTTTTGATACCGTTTTCTTTCTACACGAAATCTGTTTATAAATGTGTTAATAGGAGGCAGTTCGCTACCTACCTTTATTACTGAACTCCGATGGTCCTCTGGACGATGAATCTCCAGTCCGTCTATCCAGTAATGATTGTTATCCAATCTGATTTTATTATTAAAATACCTAAAAGTACGCAGAAGTGGCTCTTTACTAAGGGGTCCACTTTCTATATTGAAGGAATATTGCCCCATGGTTTCATTTAGATAAACATGATACCCGACCTCTGACAAATATATAAAATAATCTAATAATGGTAGCATATTTTTTTCTCCACTATTTATCAATGCAAATGTGGTCCATATACTATCAAACATTGGTTGTGTTCTCAGGGTCGCTGATTGTATGCATACAGACCCTCCGGTTGGTTCATACCTTAATCTTGGACATTCAGTTGGGTTAAGTAAATCTTCATAGTGTGTTATAAAGGAATATTTACCTTTTTGAATTTTAATTACAATATAGCCATCTTCTTCTGAGTATTTTTCAATTTGTACCTTAGCACCTGTTTTTGATAAAATTTCAAATAAATCTTCCATTTTTTCAAATTGGTTTGATATAATTGATATTACTTTTATTACTTTATCTTTTACAGATAGTATTCCCGCGAGGGATTTATTTATATTTGTAAATGCTTGACTTTTTAAAATCTTTAACTGTTGTTTGTTATGTCTTCCGTAATTAATGGTAGGATATTTGACATCTCTATGTAGTAAATAATTATCAATTAAATCTAAGGAGTTATTTGAAAATATATTATATAATTCACTATAATACTTCTCTAAGATATCAATTAAAGAAGTACCTTTCTGCGCATCTAAAAGTGTGACAAATTCATATTTTCGTTTATTAAATACACTAAGTAAACGTTCTTCTAAATCCGTTAAATATTCATCGCCCCTATCTATAAAACTGTCAAATGTCTGAGGCATCTGTTCATACATATACTCTGATAAAAGAATTGCCATCACCTTATTAGTAGGTCGGTCATCCCTATTAAAGTCATAACCACCGGGAAATAATAATCCTATTGTTTCTTTTTGGGAAGCAAGAACTGGGTCTTCGCCGTAGTGGTCCATCCAACTTCTTAAAACATTTTTTATTCTTTCAGCATCAAGTGGAATACCACCCATCTTACCTGTTTTTTTAGATAAATTTTGTATTTCTTGCTCGACTTCGCTACTAGCGAGTTTTATATCAGATACAAGTTGTGTAAAACGTTGATAGTCGGATGTAAGTTTAGCATCATCCCCATTATTTTTAATAATATCAAAGAACATAATTACTCCCCCTTGATAATAACCCATGCTTTTTGCATGGCACTATCCTCAGTGGGGCCTTTGTAAAATATGTTAGGATTTTTACCTTGTTCCTCATAAAAATCTAATGCTTCTTGTACGTCGGCTTTTATGGTTTCTGGTATTTTGTCAATAGTGACTTTAGGGTAAAATTTATCGACAAAGTTAATCCACTTCGCACTTTTGTTATTTGTAATTGTAAAAACTGCGGCTCCACCAAACATAGCGTTTCTTTTGGGCCAGAGGAGTTTACTTTGGATATCGTTTTTTCTATAATCAGGCAATGTTAATGAACCAGCAGTAAGATATGTATTACTGTCTAGTTTTTTCCATCCTGCCCAACCTGCTAAAATATCTCCATCCATAGCAACGTAATAACCATCTGGGGTCTGTCTAGTTAATGGAGGAAATAGGCTTTGTGTCGCTCTAGGAGTTCTAGTGCTTGGTAGGTCTTCACCATTGGCCTTCTTTTTGTTTTTATATTTAGGGTAAGATTCAGCATATAACTGCAAC